CTTCACCAAAACTATGAAGTTGATTCATATAGAGATGATTATTTCTTTTCAGTATATAAAAAAGAAATGGAATTGTATCAAAGAGTTAGTATGATAAAGAAAAAATTAGGTCAAATCAAAAGATTATCACCAATTAGAAGTCTATTTTATTTTTTAACAGTCTACAAAGACAGATATTATATTTCTCTCTCTAAAAATTCATTAGAAAAAATATCAAATAATTTCAATGATGAAGATTTTTCATTAACATCTATGACACTTGATAGAGGCTTATATAAAGAAGAAGTTATTAGAGTGTCTGATTCACACTATAAAGATAAATTTAAAATGAACTTAGAATTTTTCTTCAAATTTATCAAAGATGTATCTAGTAAAATATCTTTTAGCACAAAATTAACAAGTTTTTCTGTTTTGAATGATTCTGATATTAAAACTATCGAAAATTCTATATCTTTAAAATTTGTATACAATCCAAAAAAATTTGATAAATTTTCAACTGATGATTACTCATTAATGGTCAAAAATAGAGAGACCCTATACAAGTTTGTAAATAATAATATTATCAAGAGAATGACGGAGAATGAATATGAGTATTTAAACAGCAACTTAGAATTTGTAAAAAATCGTTACTTCTATATTAATGTTTTTAATGCTTTAACAGATATGAATGATGAAGAAAAAGAGTTATATTTAAAAAGATATAATGAAAAAAGTTCAGAAGTCATTTTCTATTCTAGAAGTTCAAATCTAAATCGATTGAACCTTCATCTGATAGATGTTGATTTAGTAGAAAAAAATATTATATCTATACCTTTTGATCTTTCAAAAATTAATCCACCTGATGAGCTTAAAAGAGATAGTTATGAAGAAATTAGTACTATATATAACTCTTTTAAAAATAATTTGAATAAAATGATAATAAATAAAGATAATCATGCCATTTATAATTTGCTAAACTTAGCAAAAATGATTAAATCTAATTCTCGAGATTGGAACACAAGTATGAAAAGTGATAATAACTTAAAACGTATCATCAATCGAATAAATTTCACATCATCTGATTCTTTATCTAGTAATTTGAGTTTGAAAACTTTTAAAAAACAAAAATTGAAAAAAATAGTGATAAAAAATAAAGCAGTTTTAATTTTAGGTAAAGAAAATATTTTAATATCACTAGTCTATTATTACTTAGGAAAAATAATATTTGCCACAAATATGACTGAAGATCTTAAAATATATCTTATGGAAGGAATAGTATTAAATCAGCCTCTATCTCACGAAGACTTGTATGATTATGAATATATAGTTATAGAAGATTATAACAAACTTAATTTTAGAAAATTAACAGCACATGATGTTAATTTCAATTGTCGGTTTTCAGATTATGATGTTTTGATAAATATAAATAATTTACAAGGTGTATTATTATCTAAATT